GCGATTACTTTGGAAAGAGTTATCACCAAGTTGGCCAACGCTAGAACACGTAATGCAGACTTCGATGCAAAGACAAGGAACAACAGTTCCACTGGGTACTAACATTGATGCTTATCAAAATTCTTACATACACCTAATTACTGAAAGTCATATAGAACGGCCGTCATACATTAGTGAAAAAACCTGGAAGTCAATTTCAAATGGACAGCTTTTTATTATGCTTGGTGGAGTTAACACAATTAGTGATTTGCGATTGTTGGGTGTAGACTGCTTTGATGATTACATAGACCATGACTATTACGATCAAGAAATTGACCCTGTAGCAAGAATTAATAAAATTCAAAATCTAGTACAAGATTTAAACAAATTAAACGTACAAGAAATATGGCACAAAACAGAGTCTAGAAGAAACCAAAATATTGTAAATTTTTTAAATGGATTTTTTGGCAGAAAATATCTGGAACAAATTTTATCTAAATTAACAGATTTGATCTAAATAGTTGCAGAAAGAATATAGGCAATTTATAATAGATAAATACATGTGCTACACAAAGGTAGCACACTTTTCAAACTTTATCCGTGTAAGGAAGGAAACAAAATGAGTTATAATAAAACTAAATGCGACCCTGACCTGGGTCTGCGTGTACATGAACACTTGGTCAAGTGCGGAGTAGAAACTCCCATCAAGAAACGCAATCTAGATCGCAAAGATCAAATTGATATCATCGAAGGCAACTTCACTGAGATCATGCGAGCCTTGGGGCTTGATCTCACTGACGACAGTTTGATTGATACTCCCAAGCGTGTAGCCAAGATGTTTGTAAATGAAATCTTCTGGGGCTTAGACTACGATGCTTTCCCCAAGTGCACCACAGTTGATAACAAGATGAGCTACGATGAAATGGTTGTAGAGCGCAATGTTAACGTACAATCAAACTGCGAACATCATTTTGTTGTCATAGATGGAGTGGCCACTGTGGGCTATATTCCCAATCAAAAGGTTCTTGGACTTTCAAAGATCAATCGAGTAGTAGAATATTTCAGCAAGCGACCACAGATTCAGGAACGCCTTACTGAGCAAATTTATCATGCTCTTCAATATATTTTAGACACCGACGACATTGGCGTAGTAATTGACGCACAACATTACTGTGTCAAGAGCCGCGGAGTTGAAGATGTTGGATCATCAACTGTGACCAGCAAGCTGGGTGGAGTATTTAGAAACGATCCAGCGGTGCGTTTGGAGTTCATGAACATTGTCAACAACTGCAAACGGAGTTGACATGATACGTAGCCTTAAAGAAGCCAAAGAACAGAAAATTGCCCCTTGGGACAACCTAGCCTGGGAAAATCAGGATGTAGCTGTATACCACGACAAATACCCAGTTACCAAAGGACATCTGTTGTTTGTACCCAAGCACAATGGCACCATACCAATTGAAACAGCATTTGGTCAAGCTCTCAAGCAGGGCAACATGATGGTTGAACAGGGCCAATGCGATGCATTTAATGTAGGCATCAACTGCGGGGCTGAGGCCGGACAAACTGTGATGTATCCACATGTGCATTTGATCCCAAGACGTGTTGGTGACTGTGCCGATCCCGTAGGTGGGGTGCGCGGAGTCGTGGCTGGCCAGGCTAATTATCACACAGACAAATATACTATTCCTAATCAAGCATAAGATGCACATTCCGATTACTTGGGATAATATAAAACATCAATCTCTTGGCTATTCAATTGAATGGTGGCGAGATTATGAAACTGAGCAATATCAAACGTGGATCAATGCCGGCCATTCACCAAAGGTTTTAACATTTAATCTGCACAGGTTTAAGGATGGATTACCCGATTGGTGTTCGTACGTGTCGGCTTATTTTTCACATCTTAACCATGTAAACTATTGTATGCACCAGGTACCTCCCGGACGTTATACTCCCAGCCACTCAGACACCTACAATTATTATTTTCATAATTTCAACATTAACAATGCAGATCAAATTATTCGTTACATAGTTTTTGTTGAAGACTGGCAAGACGGGCATTTTTTAACTGTTAGAGACAAGATTTATTCTAATTGGAAGGCCGGCGACACTGTGTCATGGCGAGGCCATACTCAACATGCACCAATTAATCTTGGGTTAACAAATAGATACACACTACAGGTAACGGGCATAGAAAAATGAAACTTTGGATTTTTGGCGATAGTATGTGTACAGCCTATAAACTAAACGAAGAGCAAGGATGGCCATTCTTGCTTGCCAAAAGCTTAGGTATTGACTACGAAAATTATGCTCAACCCGGGATTGACAACTTTTACATATATCAAAGTTTTTTAGCTAAATCTAAAAACATCAGTGGTAGCGATATTGTAATTATTGGGTGGAGTCACCCTTCAAGAAAGACGTTTACCCTAGACCGAAAAAATAAGTCACATATTGACATTTTGCCCTACAGCCTACACTATGTTTGTGATGGCCAAGAATTTATTCGCAGTGATGTGGGCAAAATAGAGTCAAGATTAAATAATTTTGAAAAATGGGGAAAGATGTCGCCGTATGATAGCAGTATTGCTTTTTATGATAATTGGTTTAATACCTACTATTCTGAATACGAACAAAATTGCAACTTTCAAAGCTATATTGACAGTGTAAAAATGCGCTGCCCAGGGAGATATATTCCTTTTTGGTTTAGCAAGGAAAGTGTTAAAAATATAAATCACAATACCGGTGCCGGGTACATTTTAGATTTTGTAGTTGAGCATTCGGTTGCAATTGATGAACAAACTGATTTACATCCAAATGTAAATGGACACATGCTTTGGACTGATCATCTTAAGTATCTAATTGAGTAATAAACTCAGCGGCCTTGGCGTCATCCCGCTTTACAAATTCTGCTGCCTATGCTATTATTAACATAGGAGATACATATGGCAAAATTTATTTCAACAAAAACATACAGACAAATTGGTCCTGTGGCATATCGCCAATGGCGGGCCGATAGTCATTGTAATTTAATTCACGGATACGCACTAAGCTTTCACCTTGAGTTTGAGTGCGATACATTAGATGCTCGTAATTGGTGTATGGACTTTGGCAGGCTAAAGGACTTAAAATTTAAACTAGAAGATTGGTTTGATCACACACTGTTAGTTGCACAAGATGACCCACAGCGTGATGAACTACTGCGACTAGGCAAATTAGGGCTAGCCAAGATAACCGAAGTAGAAAAAACTGGCTGTGAAGGCATTGCTGATTTTCTTTATGAGTATATCAATACCATTTATCTACCTAGCTATGGCAAAAGCGAAGCCGAGCGTGTATGGTGTTGCAAAGTGGAGGTTAGAGAAACCGACAGTAATATGGCCATGAGAGTTGGCCATCGTGAGGACAATGAATTTGATTCTTAATTCAACAAACCGATTAATCACATCAGGATGCAGTTATACCGAGTATGCGTGGCCTACCTGGGCCACGTATCTAGGAAGACACACCCATTCAAACATTAATGTTGGTCGTAGTGGCAGTGACAACGCTGGGATAGCACGCCGAGTAATGGATATCGTACAGCCAAACGATGTGGTGGTTATTCTTTGGTCAGGATTTGATCGCTGGAATAGCTATAGCGATGCCCCAATTTTTAATCCAATTGACAAAGATAAAAATCACTGGGCCCGGCATGGATGTATGAATATTCGACATAAAAGATTCTATGTCGATCACTATCATAAGGTTGAAAGGTTTTATACTACAATGGATTATATCAAGCTTATCGATTGCCATAGTCAGGCTAATTCTTACACTGCCTATCATTTTTCTGCTTTTCCTCTTTTCCTGGGAGAATCTGAATTTGAACTTGATCAACGATTGGTTGAAATTTACAATAAATTTTCTATTGCTAATAACTTCTTACTAGACGACAACCTCGAAGATCATAAACTTCGATTAAAAAATGATCCGGAAAATTGGCACCCAACGCCCGAAACACACTGGTCATTTTTTAAAAACTACATGGCTCCACGACTACATATAGAAGTAAATGACAATTTTTATCTTAAAGATGAAAATGATCAAGCAAAACAAATAGCACTAGATCTACACTAATATGAACATTTCTATTTTATTACCCACTCGAGGACGAACTGAATCTTTGCGTAACAGCATCGAAAGTTTAATTGTTACCGCCAACGATATTACTCAGGTACAGCTATTGTTAGCATTTGACAATGATGATCAAGCCAGCATAGATTACTTTGTAGAAAATATCAAACCAATAATTGAATCAAATAATATGCCGTTTACTGCGTTGACTTATGAGCCAGTGGGCTACGAACGTCTAAACGAATATGTTAATTCTCTAGCTAAGATAGCCAAGGGACAATGGCTAATGTTCTGGAATGATGATGCAATCATGCATTCTAAAAATTGGGATCAAGAAATAACCAAGCATAACAATAAATTTAGATTGTTGCGTATACCTACACACAACTTTCATCCGTATGCAGTGTTTCCAATAGTACCCAAAGCCTGGTTTGATCTATTTGGTTATCTAAGTGCACATCAGCTATCTGACGCTTGGATTAGCCAGATTAGCTACATGTTAGACATTGTTATTAATATAGACGTTTTAGTTACTCACGATCGCTATGATCTCAGCGGCAATAATAATGACAAAACATTTCAAAGTAGAATTATGCTTGAAGGGAACCCGCGTGATCCCAAAGACTTTAACTATGTTATGTGGCGACGTCATAGGTTCCTTGATGCTACTAAAATTGCTGATTATCTTAGAGAGCAAGGTGAAGATGTATCTTGGTGGGATGGCGTAGCTCGTGGAGAACAAGATCCCTGGGAAAAAATGTGTAGCCCTGAATACGATCCCAATGAACAGCTAAAACGATTAGAACCTGCAAAGATATAAAATGACAAATCTAGATCAAACCATAGTCGAATATTGGAATCGACAACCATGTAACATTAATCATAGCAGTGAACCAGTAGGATCTGAAAGTTACTTTCAACAAGTTACAGAAAAACGTTATCGTGCAGAGCCACATGTTTTAGATTTTGCTAAATTTCATTTATGGCGTGGCCGTCGTGTATTAGAAATTGGCTGCGGCATTGGAACCGACGCTGAACAATTTGCCCGACATGGTGCACATTATGTAGGCATTGACATAAGCTCAATGAGTATACAAATCTGTCAAGATCGATTTACGATTCTAGATCTACCCGGAGAGTTTCACGAAGGTAGTGTTACTGATTTTGATTTTTTGTCTGGCCTAGGAAAGTTTGATTTGGTCTACAGCTATGGTGTACTACATCATTTCCCGGGCATAGAGAGTCATATAAAAAACATTCATAGTGTTCTAGAAGAGGATGGTGAATTTAGATTTATGGTTTATGCTCGAAATAGCTGGAAGTACGCTATGATTCAAAAAGGACTAGATCAATTTGAAGCTCAAGCTGAATGTCCTTACGCCGACGCATACACCAAAGAAGAAATTCGCTCAATATTAGAGCACAATAGGTTTCAAGTTGAGCGCATCAGACAAGATCATTGTTTTATGTACAATGTTGAAGAATATAAAAAGGGAAACTTTGTATTAGAGCCCTGGTTTGCAGCCATGCCTGATCTTATGCGAGAAGCGGTTAGAGAATACCTAGGCTGGCATTTATTGGTTAAAGCAAGAAAAATTAATAGTTGTTTTTACCCTAACTCTAGTGTATAATAAAACATGGAAAAAATAACCTACACCGAAATTTTTTATAGTTTGCAAGGCGAAGGACGCTGGGCGGGTGTACCCAGTGTGTTCTTTCGTACATTTGGCTGTAACTTCCGTTGTAAGAAATTTGGTCGAACCCGAGACGAAGTCATTGATGGGCCTAATCCCGAGGTTGTGGAAATTATTCGTAACATCGATCAATATAATAAGTTTGAGGATTTACCACTGGTAACATCTGGCTGTGATACCTACGCCAGTATCTATCCTGAATTTAAAAAGTTCAACGAACAAGGCACTGTCAACGAGATTGTAGACAAAATGCATGGCATGATTCCCGGAGAACAATGGAGCGGTGTCAACGGACTTGATGATGTACACTTGGTCATCACTGGTGGCGAGCCGTTTTTGGCTTATCAACAACTATATCCAGAAATGATCCAACTGTGTCGAGATCGTGGATTACGAAATCTAACATTTGAGACCAATGGCACTCAACATTTATACGATAACGTTCGTGAATATCTATTTGAAGAGTTTACACGTTATGGTCGAGATTATGATCGTCTGACATTTAGTGTCAGCCCAAAGCTTCCATGTTCAGGTGAGTCTTGGGATCGGGCCATTAATCCCAAGATTATTAAAGAGTATGAATCTGTGGGCATGACTTATTTAAAGTTTGTAGTAGGTAATGAACAAGACCTACGCGATGTAGATCGTGCAGTAGAGGAGTTCCGTGCAGCCGGGTTTGGTGGACCAATATATCTAATGCCAATTGGTGGTGTTCCTGGCGTATACAATCTTAACACACAAGAAGTTGCAAAGTTAGCCATGCGTCGTGGTTATCGGTATAGTCCACGATTGCAGGTTGATATTTGGCGTAATGCCTGGGGTACATAATGACCAAGATTGTGATAACTAAAGCTCAGTACGAAAAGATCAAAGAAGTTTTTGAAATGTATGATCTTGATCAAGTGACCTGGACTCAGGAGTCAACCAGTGGTATTGGTCCTACTGTGGTTATTGAGTTTGACCCAAAAAGCACTATTAAAATAGATATTACTGATGTTGAAAGTTGGTAATGGTAGATCAAGGACCTATGGATGATCCTTTCAAACGCAGATGTGTTGGGACTCAACTCAAATTTACATTGTGGCCACGCTGGTGTCATTTTACTGGCCGAACACTATGGTTTAAAAATGCCTACAAGCAAACAGCAATGATTACCGGTCCCGGTGATCCTGTATTTGAATATCGTTGGTATGATAAAGAAGAATTTTTGATTGCTAAAATTAAAGGAATTGTATGACAGCAAAAAATGTAAGAAAGCTAGTTGATAAACTTTCAAAAATAAATGAAAGTGTTACAATTTATCGTTATGACAACGGCTACATGTTTGAAGCCGGTGGACGTGATCGCAAAGGCGATTATGTAACTGCCAAGATATTATGCAGCTCATTAGAAGAAGTGTTAGGACTTGTGCAAGAGGCACATGATATAGAACTTGATACCTAGGAATAATTATGTCTAATGTATTTCGTGACCAGGCTAAATTTATGCGAGCCTGTGATCAAACTGTAGGCGAAGTAAATTATAATCAAAAACTGCTTTATATCAAGCTCATTGAAGAAGAATTTAATGAGTTGAAAGAGGCAGGATCTAGTCCAGACGAGTTGGATGCTCTTATAGATATTCTAGTTGTTACTATTGGTGCTATCCATAGCGGCGGCTACGATGCCGAAGGAGCATGGAAAGAAGTCATGCGCACTAACTTTGCCAAAATTGACAAGGAAACTGGTAAAGTTCGCAAACGTGAGGACGGCAAGGTCTTGAAGCCTATTGGATGGACTCCGCCCGATCTAAAAAACTATATAAAGGGATAATAATGTTCAGCAAACTTTTTGGAAAAAAGAAAAAAACAGTTGAGAAACCGTTACCACAGGAAAAGAAAAAAACTGCCAAAGAGTTAGCCAACGAACGTGGTGAACCTTATGTGGCTATTTTAAGCATGGACATAGATCGAGAAAACATACATCTTGGTAGCTTTGAGCTTGATTGGAATGATAAGTTTATTGCCAATCTTGTGCGAGCTGGCTATCAAAAAGATCCAAGAGACAGCGACTCTGACATAGTTGATCGCTGGTTTCAGAATGTATGTCGGCACGTGGTTATGGAAACCTGGGAGCAAGAGCAGGCCATGAATCCTTCAAGATTTACTCAAAGCCGTGATCTCGGCAATGGCCGACGGGAAGTAAGCTAATGAAATCTTAGCAGATCAAATAGATAAAAATTTACATCCGGGTATATTTCAAATTGAACCAAGTCTGTTTGTTCAACCATCAGAACACGTCGACAAATATTTTAAAGTCCTTAAATGAAGCTATATGTAAATGGTGATAGCCATGCTGCCGGAGCCGAGGCAGTAAATTCATTTGTATTTGCCGAAGATGATCCGAGATTTTTTTATCTCGGCCGAGCTCCGCACCCAGATAATTCAAAAGTATGTTGGGCTCGTTTGTTGTCTGACGTTCTTAAGACAACTCTGTACCTTGACGCCGAAGGTGCCAGTTCAAATGCAAGAATATTGAGAACCACTCGAGACTGGATAAAAGCCAATCAACATGACCTGGCGCAATGTCTAATTGTAATTCAGTGGAGTACATGGGAAAGAGAAGAATGGATTGACTCCCGGGGAAACTATCTGCAGGTTAATGCCAGTGGTATTGATCATGTGCCCGAGTCGATGGAATTGCAGTATAAAGAATTCATTGCTAGTGTAGACTGGAATCAACGTACTAATTATTGGCACGATCAAATCTGGCAGTTTCATAATGAGTTACTGGATCAAAATCTCCCACATGTATTTTTTAATGGCAACAATAATTTTTCAATTGTTAAAGAACGGAAAGATTGGGGGATATCCTACATTGAACCTTACAGCTCGTCCTTTGATAACATGCTAAAAAACAACGGTTTTCAAACGGTCAGTCCAGATAGTTGGCATTTTGGTAAAGAAGCTCATAGCTTTTGGTACAGATTTATGCTACAATACATTATCTCCAACAAAATGGTTTGACTACAATGCAATACCTACTGATCGACACTGCAAATATGTTTTTTCGTGCCCGACATACTGTCCATCGGGCTTCAGATCCATGGGAAAAAGTTGGATATGCTCTGCATATTACATTGAGCTCAATAAACAAAGTGTTCAGACAATTCAAGGCCGATCATGTGGTATTTGCACTAGAGGGCAGGAGCTGGCGTAAAGATTTCTACGAGCCCTACAAAAAGAACCGTGCCGTAGCTCGAGCAGCTCTTACCGAAGATCAGCAAGAAGAAGAAAAAATGTTTTGGGAGACCTATGATAAACTGACTAAATATCTTGCTGAGCAGACAAACTGCTCGGTTATTAGGCACCCTAGTGCCGAAGCTGATGATATCATAGCACGTTGGATTTCTCTGCACCCAGCAGATGATCATATTATCATTAGCTCGGACACAGATTTTGTTCAGTTAATTGCTCCAAATGTAAAACAATATAATGGAATAAGTGATGAGCTCATCACAATTTCGGGAATCTTTGATTCTAAAGGCCGACCAGTACTAGATAAAAAAACTAAACAGCCAAAAGTTATTCCAGACCCATCATGGTTACTGTTTGAAAAATGCATGCGAGGTGATCCCACCGACAATGTGTTCAGTGCCTATCCTGGTGTACGAGAAAAAGGCACAAAAAATAAAGTTGGACTACGTGAGGCATTTGATGACCGAGAACGCAAAGGTTACAATTGGAATAATATGATGTTGCAGAAGTGGGTTGACCATAATGGACAGGAACATCGAGTACTTGATGACTATCAGCGTAATTGTGTATTAGTGGACTTAACTGCACAGCCTAATGAAATTAAACAACAGGTAGATCAAACAATTCAGGAACAAATTAGTCATAAAGATGTTGGACAAGTGGGAGTAAGATTTTTACGATTCTGTGCAAAATTTGAGTTGAATAAGATAAGTGAAATGAGTGATCAATTTGCACAGTGGTTGAACACAACATATAGAGGAATTTTAAATGATACAAGCAAAACCAGTAGTACCTGACCAATTTTGGATACTAACTGAACAAGATCGAAAAATTGGTAATATTCAAGCTGATCAATCTGGATACAGTGTAAAGATTGATGACAGTGTTACCAGGTATAAGACTCTAGATCTACTGCGGTCAAGATTGCCCGTTGAGTTTGAGCATGTACCTAGTCCCCGGCCGGCACAAGATGAGAATTCTGTTCAAGGTTACCCAACATCAACCATTCCGTTTAACGGAGTTTGGGACGTAAAGAAGCATCTACCTCTTTGGACTAAAGAAGAACGTAGTAAGAGTTGGTTTGCTGCCGGATGGTATCGCGTTAAGCAACACAGGAACTGGAAGACCGTTTTTTGTCCAAAGCTAATTGTTCTAGATCGTTATCAATACACTGGGCCGTATCGTACTCGTGTAGAAGCACAGTCACTATGACTATACATATTAATCGGTTTGTAGATCGATTGCGTTCTACTGAAAGCAAAAATCAAAGGGACTTGATATTATCTATCCATGAGGCACGCGATCTTCATGCCGATATTACCAAACTTCTGGCACGTCTAAACGAGCTAGAACAAAAGATCATACAGACAACTCAATCTAATAGCGAAATAGTCAAGGTCGAAATACAAGGCGGTTCTTTCTAGAAAACTGCTAGGTTTATGATAAATAAACAAGGAGAGTACAATGAGTAGACCTAAACCAAAAGTTCTTATTGAAGTTACTGATAAGCAAACTTATAAAACTGAGCAGGTATTAGCTGCCGAAGGTATCTGGGCCGTATTTTATAATCATAGCCCAATAAATCTAAAAACGTCTAATATGTTAGTTCAATATCCTGGCCCCAAATATCGCAAGGTCAGTTTTAGCAACCGCGGGCATGCAATTAATCTAGCAAAAAAACTTAATACTCAATTTAAGACTGACAAATTCTCTGTGGTCCTATTAAAGTCAGGGGATCAAATATATCCCAATGGTAACCAAGCATAAGCTTGCCGAACAGTTAGTAAAATTACTTCCAGAGCAAGAATCAATATCAGTTTCCAACGCACTGTCAACTTGGTTTATAAATTTACGCACTAACGGTGGACTACGTCTAACTGAAAAAGGTCTAGCAACATTTGAACTGTTAGACTTAGAAAAATATACAGTTCCAGTAGATGTCAAAGCAATCAACAAAAAAGGTCTATTAGAGTTAGACAAAAAGCTAGATTTCCCTTACTACATAGATTATAAAAAGAAACAGTTAGTAATGTTCTCTAGTCGTGAAGCCATGCTGGCCACGCTGTATGGCGACTTGCAAAAATTCTTAGAAAATTACAGTTGATTTAGAACCGTTGCTTAAAAACAACAAAAAAAGACCCGAGAATTTCCCGGGTTTTTGTCTATTTTTTCAGCAGATTTGTGGTGTTGCATTCGCGCAACAGCAATTTTGCCAGATTTTTCCCAGGTTGACCAGAATATGCAGATTTGCTATAATAAGAACATGATGAGAAAAAAGCGTTCAGATCGTACCCATATTGTGTATCAGATTACGTCTGGTACAGACTTCTATATTGGCGTCACTGCCAAGACTGCATCAACTGTCAAGCGTTCGGTGATGACTCGTTGCATGAAGCACCTGTATCGCTCACGTAGCGAAGACAAGTCTTGGGCACTATATGAGTGCATGCGTGAGCGTGGCACTGCTGACTTTACTGTACAGGTTTTGGCAGTGATTCGTGGCAAGAGTGAGGCCCATGCTTACGAGCGTGGCTTGATTCGAGAATTGCGTCCCAACTTAAATACCGATGTGCGTGGTGTTGCGTAACTGCAACAATTTGACCA